CGAGACTTACAAATTATATTTACTTATACTTATTAAGATTAAGGAGAAAAAAATGGCACTAGACAGCTCAACACACGCAGCCTATATCACCAAGCTTAGAGAATGGTTTGGCGAAGACGGCTCTGACTATAATGAAAAATGGTCGCAAACAATAACAGTATATAAAGTAGGAAGCTCTGTTCCTATAGAAGACAGAAGTATGGACAAGCTATTAGAAAATTATTTTACTAGTTCTATTGAAGTTTTAAGCAGAAGAATGGGAGGGGTCGATTCTGGATGGGTTGAAACTATAGTATTGGGCAACCACACTAAGACGGATGAGAAAAACTTATTCGTAGAATATTTTGGAGAATAGTCATGGCATATTGTAAAATAGTTTTAAACACAGGCTCGACTTTGGTATATTCCACAGACGTTTTTAACATTATAACTGACGTTATTGATGGCACTATAGATAGTCAAGCAGATTTAGAAGCTGCAAGTTATAGTACGGGAGTAAATTTAGGAGCAAGTACCTATACTGGTACCAAACCTACGGCGGGGATCTATAGTATAGAGCAATTTAATAGTGGAGGCTCAAATTCGGGTAGTTGGTATGTAAGTACCTATATTAAAAAATACCATTATGCAAAAAATCAGGTAAGCGGGTTTGATCCGTATCAGCATATTTGGTTAGAAACTGAGGATAGCTATGCATTTAGATGGACTGTAGCGGATTCAGCGGGTAATCTCAAACTACCAACAAATAGTCGTAGTCGTTACTGGACTAAGTATAATAACGACACTAACTGGAAGGTCGGTGATGAGACAATGGACTATATTCATAATATTCATATTATTTGTAATGATACTACTCTTGCTATTTGGGTAGAGTATAACACTATGGACGCGAACGGCGAAGTTGCTTGGGTGGCAATTACTGACCATGAATTTAGACAAACTGTAGATACCTACATGCACTCTGCAGAAGCTACTTGGTATCCTGGTAGTGCTCATTGGGGTCTGTGGATGAACACGCTTCAAGCTGACGCTGGAGATTCGGTAGGAACAACAGATGATACACATGCTCACGCTAGTGGCAAGATAATTTTCTTAGATGCAGCAGGAGGTACCTGGCGAGCTCCAGATATCAATGATGAAAGTAATTATCATTGGCAGCCTGCTACGTCAGCATCACATGGTTATCCCATGCTGTATCCTGCACCCTATCTTAGTGTTCGCGCAACAAAAGCAAGTACTGGAATCGTACACCAATTAGTTCCATTAAATTATTTGGGTCAACATAATGATAATGTCACTTATGGAGACGCAGACCCTGAGTTTGCTAGACTTATGAATTGGTATAGAACCACTGATAATTTAACAATGGGCACTAGAATACAAGTAGGAAGTGACTTCTACAGAGTTTTCAGAGGATGGAACTGTGGAACAAGTGACCCAAACACTGCAGCACAAAAAGCTTGCGTTGCTTTTCCTGAAAATAACGTTCCATACTAAGATGTACTCAAAGGTATAAAAAACGGGGGATAACATAACATGGCAACACTAACTAGTACCCTACAATACTGGAACGGAACCATCGGCGCTCGAACCACTACTGTGAACGTTAACTCAGATGACACTCTTGTAATTACTATCTATAGTAACAATGAGACTTGGTATAGTGGAACTAATAGTAATTGTACCAGATCTCCAACACAAGGAAGTCATGCTGGCACCTGCACATTAAGTTTTAGTTCTTCGGGTAGTTACACTATACGTTTTTCCCATCAAAGGTGGGGCTGGGCATGGTACTATCACACGTATCAGGGTACAGTAACTGTAGTTAATCCTACTCTTACAGCTGTTGATATATCTCCAGCAACAGCAACTATAAACGATGGGGACGGGAGCCAGGCTTTTACAGCTAACCCAACTGGTGCGGCTAATGATATAGTTTATGCATGGTCACTATCAGGGGATACAGACAACGCTACTCTGAGTTCTAGTAGTGGTAATCCTGTTACAGTTACTACAACAAATGAATTAGACCATAGCCAAGAAACTATTACTATAACGGTAAGTGCTACTTCTAGTGCTGCTGGAGTTTCTTCAGGGATTACAGATACTGCCACACTTACTCTAAATCACGCTACTACTCCTATAGGAGTCCTGCCACTAAATAATCAAGAAGTAGGTTTAATTGGAGAAGTTCAGCATATAGGAGCCCCGCCACTAAATAACCAAGAAGTAGGTTTAGTTGGAGAACTTGAGACTCTAGGAGCTAAACCAAGAGAGATTTCAAGAAGTTCTGCACCAATACAACGTTGGTGATAATAAAAAAGGGAGCATAAAGCTCCCTTTCTTTTTAAGACTCTTCAGTCTGTTCTTCTGCAGTGGGTTCTTCTTCGACCTCATCCTTCAGAATTTGTGTAAAACCTTTCTTAGCAACTTCAAGCTGGTCAAGTCTTGCTCTTGTTTGTGAGATCTGCTGATCCAAATCTTGAATCTGAGCTACACAATACCTTGCTTGTTCTGATAAGTCATCAATGACATAATTTTTATCATTAAAAGTAAGAACAGGTTTTTCTGTGGCTTCCGGTTCTGCCATTTCTTTCTCCTATTTAAAGATATCTTTCCAATTTCCACTAGTACTTGCTCGTGCATACTCAGTGGCCCTATTTTCAAAAAAGTTAGTATGTTCTACTCCATTTAGAATATAGTCTAACCATGGTAATGGATTATTTTTACTATGAAAAATTGCTTTCATGCCTATTCCAAGAAGCCGCCGATCCGCAATATATCTAATATACTCTTTGACCTCAGTAGCAGTCAATCCGGTTATTTCAGCACTTTCAAAACAAGTATCTATAAAAGCATCTTCTAGCTCAACAACGCGCTCTGCAGCACAGTAAATTTCATACTTTAACTCATCGTTCCAAAGTTCTGGATTCTCACGAATAAACTCCTTAAAAAGTCTACTCATGCTTTCTACATGAAGAGTTTCGTCTCGAATACTCCATGTAACAATTTGACCCATTCCTTTCATAAAGTTATGACGAGGAAAATTCAACAGTATAGCAAAGCTACTGAATAACTGTACGCCCTCTGTAAAGGCACTGTATACAGCCATGGTTTTAGCTAATCCTACATCCGTTTTTGTATCAAACATACTCAAGTACTCATGTTTATCTGACATGGATTTTACTTGAGTAAACATCTGATACTCACTATCGTCATAACCAAGCGTCTCTAGTAAAAGAGAATACGCTTCTTGATGTACTGCTTCCATGTTTGCAAAAGCAGATAACATCATTCTTACTTCTGGCTGTTTAAATGTAGGCAAGTAGTGAGTAGCATACCCACAAGCCACATCTACGTCAGCCTGAGTAAAAAACCTAAAAATGTTTGACAATAGCTTTCTATTGTCATCACTTAATTTCTCTCTAAAATCTTTTAGATCATCCGCAAGCGGAACTTCGTCTGGAAGCCAGTGCATATGTTGCTGTGTTTTATACGCCTCAAATGCCCACGGATAATTAAAAGGTTTATAATAATTTCTTTCTTCTAATAACATCTTTTCACCAATTATGTACTATATTTGTCATGATGAAAAAACAGGTCACAAAGTTGACAAGTACGATTAACGTTCTTAGTATTGCTACTATGTTATCATACTCTGCTGTTTTTTCATCACTAAAACTCCCTATTGTATATTTCCAAATAGTCCAGATTTTACCCCTCACAGGCTAAGCATCCTTCTTCATCATCAAAATCGAATATATATTCTCTGAGTTTTTCATCCGATACTACTTCGGCTCTCTTCAGGGCTTCACTTCGTAGATAATAAAGAGTTTTTAATTTTCTAGTCCACGCCATTAAATGTACGTTATGTAATTCTTGTTTTGATACATCAGCAGGAAAAAACATATTTACACTTTGTGCTTGACAAATATGTTCTTGCCTATCTGCGGCATGCTCTATTACCCATCTTTGATCAATTTCTACTGCTGTTTTAAAGATGTCTTTTTCATATTCGTCTAAACAGTCAAGGTGTTGTACTGATCCGTTATTAGTAATAATAGACTTCCATATTTCTTCTGTGTTTTCCCCTTTACCTTCCAATAGTTCTTCCAAGAAAGGATTTTTTAAGAGAGAACTTCCTGTCTTAGTTTTCTGTGTAAATGCGTTAGCCCTGTAAGGCTCAATGCTAGGGGAAGTGTTGCCACAAACAATACTACTGCTAGCATTAGGAGCAATGGCAAGCAGATGAGCGTTACGGACACCACCACCGTACCACTTACTGTCTGGGCATTCACCACGCTCTTCTGCCAACTCTCGAGTAGCTTTGGATGCTTCAGTTTTGATGTGTGTGAAAGCCCTAAGGTTAAAACTTTTTGCCAAAGCACTCTCAAATGGTATTCTTCGTTTCTGGAGGTAGGCGTGAAAACCCATCGCTCCGAGACCCAACGATCTTTCTTGTGATGCAGAAAACCTCGCACGCGCCAATTCATCTGGCGCATTGTTGATAAAATACTCGATAACATTGTCGAGCATGCGTATAAGGTCAGGAATAAAAGTCTCGCAAGTTGACCACTCATCATATTTCTCCAAATTAACACTTGACAAACAACAGACAGCAGTCCGTTCATTATTTGTAGGAAGGGTTATTTCACTACAAAGATTACTCTGATTAACTTTTAGTCCTAATAACTTTTGGTATTCGGGCAAAGCTTCGTTTATAGTATCTTCAAACATTATATACGGTTCGCCAGTTTCTACTCGATTCTGAATAATTTTTATCCATAATACTTTTGCAGAAATAGTCTTTGTAATCTCCCCCGAATGTGGGTCAATTAGATCCCAACTATCGTCAAAACCTTCAATATTTGTAGCATTTGCGATAGTCTGCATAAACTTATCAGATATTATAACAGCGTGGTGAAGATTAATAGACTTGCGATTAATGTCGCCTCCAGTAGGTTTGCGTACATCCAAAAATTCCTCAATCTCAGGATGATCGATTGGTAAATATGCTGCATAAGAACCTCTCCTAGTTACTCCTTGACTGAACGCGAGCATTTCAGCATCAACAACTTTCAAAAAAGGTATAACTCCTGTACTTTCACTTCCATGAGATGTTTTAGATCCAACACTTCTTACATCTCCCCAATATCCACCAATACCTCCACCTACAGAAGAAAGCCATGCATTCTCTGTATAGTGTCCCGCAATTCCACCACGACTATCTGGTACGTAGTTTAAAAAACAACTAATTGGTAGCCCTCTACTACTTCCTCCATTAGAAAGAACTGGCGTAGAGTACATAAACCAGAGCTGGCTTGCGTAATCATAAATACGCTGTGCCATCTCATCAGAGTCTGAGAAGATTTTCGCCGCACGTGCGAAAGCCTCTTGAGGGGACTTCTCGTGATCTAATAAGTACCTGTCATTTAGTGTTTTAATACTAAATTCAGGTAAATTTTCGTCTCTTTGATAATTTATTTGCACTATGCTATCCCTTGTAAAATATTACATTTCTGTTGAATGTCTTTTATATTTTCTTCTCCAATGGCTTCGTTACAAAAAGCCAGTAAATCCATAATTTCAAAGTTAAGAAGCAGTCTTTCTTTGTGGTCATTTAAACTGTGAATAAACTTGTATCTACTATCTATAGGACAAGCATCGTATATATCAAATAAAGTACCGTATTTCTTAACTAGATCATTTGCGCGTTTTGGACCGATTCCTGGAATACCCGGAATGTTGTCCCCGCTGTCGCCAGTTAGGCATTTAATTGATATATAATCCTCTACAATAAAATCGTGAGACTCAGACCAGTTTTCTGCTGTAGTCTCCTTACGATTAACATAAGAAAATCTTGACACATTGTCTTTTATTAGTAAGTCCCAGTCTCTATCTGAGCTAACTAACCAAATATGCTCTGCTTCTAGATTAACACTTAAATACCCTGCAATATCATCTGCCTCTACTCCGTCGTAACGTAACACAGTACAGGTTTCTTCTAAGCATCTTAGGGTATACTCCATCTCTTCATAAAAACGTTCAAAAGCTAATTTTTCTTCTTCTGTTTGTTTTTCGTATCTTTCCTTTCTACTTTGTTTATATTCTGGATAGAGATTTTTTCTATATGTACTGTTCCCCTTGTCAGAAGCTATAATTATTTTTCCACAGTTATAGCTCCTAGCAAGGGAGTGAACAGTCTTTATATAATCTTCAGAAAAATCTGATCTATTTTGGTGTTTCCACCTGAAACCTAAGTTTAAAGCATCTAAAATTAATACTCTGTCTTCACTGGGTTTTTGCAAGTTCTGAAACGTTTTCGCCATTTATAAATCTCGGTTTTTCGTTAATTAACCACTCTTCTGCTAACATTACATAGCAGTCTAAGTGTCCTACAAACATATACTTCTTTGTTTTTTGAGGTTTGTCTTTTACAACAACAAAAAATTTAGATCTGTTATATTTGAAAAATAAAACAGGTTTCTTACCTACCTGTTTTGCTTGTCGGGTGGATTGTTCCCACCATCTAATAAATTCATTAGACTTATTAGTTAAAACTTTGTCGTCAAAGTGAGAATTTTTATAAAACTTCACTTCAATGCAATAATTCATTGGGGTATCTGGTATAAATATATCCCCTTTCATAAAAGGTAATGCTCCTGACATTGGGACTCTTTCAAAGGCAAGTCCTGTATGTTTTCTTAACATCTCTCGAATTTGTTTTTCTCCCATGGCTCCTTTAGCTCGGGAATCAACCATTATTAGTCTCCTTTTTACTCTAATCTACTAATATTAGATTCTTTTATAACTTCGACCTTCTCCAATAAAGGATGGGTCCAACCGTGGGATACTATATAAGTATTGAGCCCTTCTTCTTCAAGCAGAACTTCTACTAACTTCTCACGGCCTGTTTCATCTAACACATTAATAACTTCATCTAAGAATAAAACATTTAATCTACTCTTAGAAATACTACTCATTAGTTTTCGTATTGATACTAATGTTGCAGTGTTTACTCTCGCTAGTTCTCCACTACTTAAAGCTAGAATGTCCACGCTTTTACCGTTGTCTGATAAGTCTACATTGAGTTTGTCGTTTTCTACAACAAAATTTAAATTAAACCTACCATCACTTAGCTCTGCTAAGTATTCATTGGTTAAGTCTTCAAAATCTTTAACTAAGTTTTCTAACTTATAGGCTATTAGGCCATTATTAGAAAATGCTCGTTTAAGTATTTCTAAGTTTGTGTGAACTTTTTCTTGCTTAGATAAGTCTTTCTCAAGTCCTTTAAGTTGTTCTGTAAACTCTTCGGTTTGTTCGAGGATGACTTGGATTCTTGTATTGTGTTTTTGTCTTTTTGAATTTTCATCAATAACCTCCTGTAGATTACTTCTAGCACTTTTTACTTTATCCATGAGTATTTTTATATTGTCTTTCAACTCATTGGCATCTAATATATCTGATGGCAAAGTAAGGTCTACTCTGCCATACAGATCCTCAAAATCTCTTTGCATTTTTTGTTTACTCGTAATTATCGAGTTAGTCATTTTTATCTGCTCTATTTTTTGCTCAAGATTTTTTACCTCGCTTTCCGCCTTTTGGCTTCTTTCGTGGCTTTGGTTTTTTAGGTTTTGAATTACCGTATGGTTTACCTCCTGCTGGCATGTCGGGCACTCCTTTTTTAGACTACTTAAATGAGTAATCTCCTTGGCGGATTCTTGTATAATTCGCCTATTTATTCCTAGTTCAGACTGTAAATCATCATAGGACCTAATTCCTTTCTCTTCTTCTCCTTTAAGCGTAAAATCGTTAGGAGATATATCAGCAAGTAGTTCTCTGTATGTATTATTTTCTCGAATTTTTTTATTTTTTTCGGAAATATTTTCAAAATCTAGTCGTAACGAACGTATTTTCTTCTCATCTTCTTCCGAAATTTCTGGCAATTTTAACTCGGGAAGTATGTTGGTAGACTCTAATTTATTGTCTTCGAGCCATTTTTCAACAGTATCACACTTACTCTGAATACTTGTAATTTCATTACTGATTTCTTTGTCAATTTCTCGAAAAATATCATAATACTTACTGTATTCTTCTACTCCAAATAGATCCACTAAAAACTTTTTCCTATTAGCATCCGTAGCAGTTAAAAACTGTAAACTAGCAGTTGTATTTTGGTACACTAACTGAGAGAAGGTTTTAAAATCTAAACCTAAAATATCTTCCAGAGTTTTATATGTATTAGTTGCTGTGTGGCTAGAAATATCTTCTTTACCTTTAAACAGCTTTACCTTTATAGTACCTCTACTACGTCTTACTTCGATTCTATATTTTTCTTTTTCCACAGAAAAATCAAGGAATATATTATATCCCTTATTAAATTCTCGATTCTGTATGTCAGCTTTCTTGATACCTTTTGAGTTCTTATTATATAATACCTCTTCAAGTATTAGAGGTATAGAAGACTTACCGGCACCATTTTTTCCTAAAAGCTGTGTTAAAGTAGTATTCTCTAAGTCTATTGAATTATTACTACCATAACTAAAACAATTATCCCAATGCAATTTCTTTAGAGTAATCATGAAATGTACTTAATATATCCTTTACTTTATTATCTTCTAGCTCTAGAATGTAGCTTAAATATTCTACTAATTCTTCCTCTATTGTCATTTCTTTGTCTAATACTAGAGCTGTTTCTGTTTTTCTTTTAATAACTTTCTTATCCAACAGGTCAGAGTTAGCAACGTTTGATAGCTCTGCTATATCTCCTTCTATCTCATAGATTGTATGGTCAAACTCTGTTGGAACCATCTCTTTTTCGCTTGACACAGTTTTTCTTAATAACTGTGGTAAATCATCGAATTTATACCACTTCCAACTAATAGCAGCGTCCAGTTCGATAATTATGTATCCTGTTTCTACTTTATTCCTGTGAAACTGAGTTGTCATAGGACTTCCAGGATACACTATATTTAATTGTGTATTTGTATGACTATGTAAGTCACCTGCAAATATCACAGGAAAAGGTTCAAATCTTTTTAAATCTACCTCAGGTGTAACATGAGGTGGGATAGCTCCCCTAACATGAGTAAATAACGGTTGCCTAATATTGAAATCCTTTGCATGCCATTTACCATGTAATTCACAGTAGGGGAGTATCCCGAAATGATCTTCAGTATAGTTAGAAACTATAACCTCTATTAACGGATTCACCTCCTTAGATGCTTTTTTCAATTGTGTTAGAAAAGTTTGATGTTTTTTAGTGGCTTCATGATTCCCGTCGTATATAAGGGTACGCACCCCCACGCCACTGATGAACTCAAAATATAGCTCTAACTCTGTCATGGAAGGAATCCGATCAAACAGATCCCCTCCGATGACATGAAGATCAACACTTTTTTCTAGTTTATGTATCTTTTCAAAGAACATAGTATATCGTTCACGCGCCCACTCCTCCGGCACGTTTTTCTGACCAATTTTTAAGTGCCAGTCGGCGGTAAACAATATTTTCATTAGTAAGGTAAGTCCTCTAGTTCTTCTTCTACGTCCTCAGGAACTTCTGCAGAACCTCTACTGACTCCTTCTAAGAAGTCTTTTTGAGATTCTGGAGTAGGTCTAGGAAGAAGCTCCTCCATAGACTTTAGTCCTTCGACTAGTTTTTGTTCGTCTTTGTCTAAAGCACGAACTTTACATTTGAGAGTTTGTAACTGATACTCAACATTATAAACGTTAGGGCCAGTCTTAACTCGTTTGAATTTTACATCCCATCCAGTTTCTGGATCTGTGGGATCACCGAGGTCTTCTGCTGCAAGCATGACTTGCTCAAGAAGTTTCTTTTTAAGATTAAGAATCTTAACCTCGCCATTGTGAATACACTGAATGGCATATGCCCATCCACACTTTTTCTCCGGATGGTACTTTCGTACCCAATCAGTTTCTACATTATCGAAAGTCTCAGAGTCTCGATTAAATGCTAAACACTCCATAGGAATGTTCTTATTGTTCTCACCTTGTACCCAGTATACATAACGAGGAAGAATATCCCCAACTAAACGTACACTGTTATCTCCATCCACATACTGGTATTGTACCAATGAGGATTTTTGTGCAGAACCTTTTGCGTCTCCAAATTTTAACGCCATATTATTTTCTCCTTGCGTCTTCATACTTAAAGTGGATGTTTCCATCCTCTAAAGTAAGTAGTCTGTTGTTGTTAATTGCGTCTTCCTCTATATTAGTATAAAGGAAGTCTAGTGTTGTACTACCTTCATGGATATACTTAGCATAACTACGACGACTTGCTAAAGAAAAATATTGCATAATCTCAGAAGTCGTGTAGTTTTTGTATTCATAAAAGATAGGTGCAGCGTTTACTAAAAAAGAATCACCTTCATAGTTCTTGCTTATGTAACGATACAAAGGATCTTTCCTATTACTAGGAACAACCTTGAAAGTTAACCATCGCATAATTACAAAGATATCTCTTTTGTTACCTGCTGTATCTTTTACGATCTTTTTCCAATTAAATAGTACCATATATTATATCAAAGTGGGCAGGAAATGTCAAGAACTATTTTTCTATATGTTTTTGATTTCATATCCCTGCTTCATGTAGTATCCTGTACGATTATTCGCTTGCTTTCTAGCGGTATTACCTTTTAGGTTAATATCTATAATTACAGGGTCTTTCTTTCCTTCTTTAATTCTTATAACTCGGCCTATTAACTGAGTTAATAAAGGATCATTGTTTACAGGAGTACCAAGTACAAGACAACTTAATGCGTCCAAAGATACTCCCTCTGAAAATATTGATTGTGTGCCAAATAATACATTTTTATCTTTATTGATTTCTTCCATCATAGCAGGTCTTTCTTCGTGTGGAGTTTCTCCTGTAATCACAATAGCACTGTCTCCTACAAGCTTTGCACATTTTTTTAAAAATTCTACTCTATCTCCTACCACTAAAACTTTATGCCCCTTTGCTGCGTAGGTTGCTGCTATAATAGCTACTTCGTGTTGATACTCCTCATTATAAGCTAGATGATTTATCTTTTTTGCCCATGGAGTTCCCCCTCCATCTAAGAAACGTATACTAGAATGAATTACGTGAATCTTAGGTGGCATATAATTTTCTTTAGGAGGAAAGTAAACTGTAGGGCTAAAATAATCTCTAAACACTACATGTTTTCCGTCTTTTCTCTCAATCGTTCCTGACAGGCCAATCTTATATCGTGCACGACATTTATCAATAATTTTTCTAAACGTCGGGGAGGATACATGGTGCATCTCATCGAGTATAACTGTCCCAAATTCATTTATTATGTCGGGCACTCTCCTTGTGAGTGTTTGTACATTACCTATGACGATTGGACCTGTTAGGTCGAACTTTCCACTACCTATTATGGCAGGTTTAATTCCAAATACTTTTTCTACTTCACGTTCCCACTGACTTCTTAGTGCTACAGTATGAACAATTACTAATGTTTTCTGTTTAAGTTTGCTAGCGATAGCTAAACCTGTAAATGTCTTACCCCAACTGACCCAAGCGTTGATTATACAACTGTCTTCCACTGCTTCATAGACTTCTTTCTGACTCGCACGTAATTCATAACGAAATTCTGGGAAGTCCATCGGCGCAAGCTTGCGTTTATCGCTTATTTCATACCCCTCAGGTACTAAATCGAATCGACCAGACGGAACTGTTATCGTACCTTGCTTAACTATGCCCATATTTTTAATAATCGTAGGCGGATCAAGAGGATTATACGATGGTATAGAGTATGTCAACTCTTTATCGATAATCCCTTGAGTGGCAGGATCTATGTTCATGTAAATTTTATCAGATACTACTGCTTTCACAACTATCTCGTTATCCTTTGTTCATAACTAGCTTCTTTTTCTACCCACCAAGGCGGTTTTTCTCTTCCTTTCCACGAAGCAAAAGTAGCTTTATCTTTGTGATAAAATCTACGGTAAGCTGCTACTGCATCTTGGCCTTTGAGCTCGTCTGGCATAGCCTGAGCAAAAGGAGTGAGTCCATCTCTTGGTAAGCATAGTGGGTCTGGTAGCTTGAGTATGACACTATGCACTGATTTGTGGCTTTTTCCGTATCGGTATCCATACTCACTGTTGAGAGCCAATGCATAGCAGTATAACCACTCATAATTATCCAAGCTAGTACGACCCCAAATAGTGCAAGGGTGGTTATACATAGTTGGAAGGTATGGGAAATCTCGTTCTTCATTTTTCTTAGCCTCCTTCAACACAGCCCACTCTTCTGAAGTGAGCTTTCTCGGAATATACCCTAAATACTTATCCACCCAATGATTAGTACACAGCATTTGTGCGGCTTCTAAAGGCATTTTAACAATGTGCTTATCTACATGATATTCGGCACATTTATCTATGTCTGTATCTAAAACAAATATATTCATATCTTTCTTTTACTATCCTTTTTCCATTCCTCGGAAAACTCATAAAGTAACCAGGGGTAGTTCTTTTCATATAAAATACCCGCCCAACGCATAAGAGGACTAGGAGGTCTTGGTACTTCAAAAGGAAAATTAATATCCTCAATCCATACTAGACTTACTATATCCCTGTTTTGTACTTTATAAATAAGATGATACCTCAAGGGAACCATACGAGTTTTTTCATAACTAAAAACTTCTCCTTCAGAGTTTATAAACCTTTTAGAAGAAGATTTTAGTAATGAAGGAATATCATGTACTGCTTTTTTTAACGGATAAACGTTGGGATAAGGAGTCCTAAGTCTCCTCAGTCCCAACGTCTCTCCTTCGGTATTTTTATCGTCTAAACATTTTCCATCGGCGAAAAGAATCCCATCGATTTCTTCAATGTCAGCCTCTTGAGGCAAAACGTACAATGGAAATGTTAAGTCGGCTAATACCATCCATTCACTATATTAGCTATAATTATTATACAAGTGAATACGCCTAAGATTTCGTAAAACCACTTCCATCTAATTAACCATTTCTCCATATTGTTTCTCGAACTTTCCAAAGCTGTAATCTTCTCCTACATCGAAGTCACAGCCTACAGGGGCTCCTTCTATCACACAACCTTCACGGGGTTTTTGAACGAAGTATTTTAATTTTTCGCAGTAGTACTCAACTTCTGCGTCGGGTACTTCTGCGAGTATCGAGTCGTGTACAAGGGCAAAGATTCTACTCTTTAACCCAAAGTTTTTAATATGAGTATTCATATCAATAGCGCCAAGTAAATTAATATCACTAGCAGTAGATTGTACTAAGAAATTAATACCGGAGCGCACTTCATGAGAAGCAACTCCTTTATCACTACTAAAAACATTAGGGAGCCTGCGCTTTCTTCCAAAAATAGAATAGATATAACCATTCTTAGAAATCTCTAGTTTTTTGTCCTCTAGCCACTTCTTTAGTTTAGAAAACTCTCCGAAGTAATCGTTAATTACTTCCTGAGCTTCTGAAATAGAAAAGTATGTACCAGAGTCTTTAGTTACTTGAGCAGAAATCTTACTAGGACCTGCTCCATACATAATACCAAAAGTAACAGCTTTTGCTGCTTGTCTTTTAACAGAGTAATACTCTGCAACTTCTTCCACTTCACAAGGAAGATGAAATACAGTTTTAGCAATGGTACTATGAAAGTTTCCTCCTTGACGGAACACATCTTGTAATTTTTTATCCTTAGCAAGAACTGCTGCTACATACACCTCGGCAGTGGTCAAATCCATTGCAACAATCTGATGGCCTTCTTTGGCCTTGATACACCCCTTGACAATAGGATTGTCACGAGGAATTTGTTGCATATTTAGTTTGCCGGAGCTGCTGAGACGACCAGAAGTAGTGCCGTGCAGATTAAAATTAGTACGGAGATGGCTGTCCCTATCCAACTGCGGGATGATTTTATCAAGGTATGTATTCTTAATCTTGCTCTTCTGACGAATATCAAGAATGAATTTGGGAACCTCATGGTCTTCTCCTAGTTGTTGAAGCACTTCCGCATCTGTAGAATGTGCTCCTGTACCGGTCTTCTTTCCTGTAGGATTTAGACCGATAAAATCGAACAGTAACTTTCGTAATTGAACGGTACTGTTCGGATTGAATTCCTTGTCTTGAAATCTTTCAAACTCTTTAACTTCTTTGAATTTGTACAGTTCAAGCTCTGCATTACGTATATCATTCTCCATTAACTCTTGAGCTACCTCAAGGCGTTTTCTATCGAACGGCACACCAGAGTCTTGAACGTCTTTTAAGAATTGCATACCAGGAACTAGAATTTGACGATAGACTCTTCTAATCAAAGGGTCTTTGTCAAGCTCTTCTTTAAAATGTTTGAAGATACGAAGAGTTACAACTGCATCCATAGAAGCATAAACTTGTATCAAATCAAACGGTATCATTTCAAAGGTAAAGTCTCCTTTAAGGAGGCCATTCCTTCTACAATAGTCATCTATGAACTCATACATAGGCTTTTCATAATCTCCATAGGGAGTATGTTTAATAGCCAATCCTTTAAGTCCATGATTTCCAGGCACTTCGTTTAGCATATATGACATAAGCATTGTATCATCTATTCTAGGAAATTCAAAGTTAAAATGATACTCAAGCATTGCTAAGTCGAACTTAGCATTGTGCATAATAACACTCTTCTCAATAAAGAGTTTCTGCATTAGGCTAGTTACTTCGTCGTCTATACAATCAGTACTAATATATACTCCTGTATCTTCTTCATACGCCATACTAATCCCAAGAATATAGCCGTCCCGAGGATACAACCCTGTAGTCTCTGTGTCAACTGCAACATGGGTAGTATTACTATCAAGGGCTTTTTGAACCCACTCAAGAGCTTCTTGAGTGTCAGTAATACCATAAAACTTAGACTCATCTATTTTCACGTTAGTCAACTCGCCAGAGATGTAAGCTTTTAACTTAGACACTGCATCATCCCAAGTATCTTTAGACTCAGGCTTAAAAGCGAGCATGCCTGGGTTAATTACAGGAATAAATTTATCTGAGATAAGTCTACCACAATGTTCTGTAATAGATCTTTCTTTGGTAAAATGTTGAAGTGCTTCAGACCCTACTAGTATTATAAAGTCATAAGCATCAATGTCAATATCTATATCAACATCACGCTTAAGAATCTTTTTCTTAGTTCTATCTGAACATAAAGCAAACCGATCAAATTGAAAATCATTCTCGAAATGACGAATAAAATCGGTTTTACTTTCTACTTTTTCAACAAGTGCTACATTAGCCATATATAAATTCCTTTAAGTCCTCTACTCTTTGTTGGGTTAAATCTCCCGGATCTGTTCCTCTTGCTATAGGTAGTATATTACTGAATAACTGAGCTTCGTCACATAGTTCTGCTACTTTTTCTGCAGCACTTTGTCCCGCGTCGTCTCCATCAAAAAAGATGTGTATTCCTTGTACACCTATAATTTTCAATAAAGATATCTTGTAGATATCCATATTATTAGTTCCAAAACAGCAAACGGCATTTGTAAGGCCCTTATCTATTAAGTTAAGAGCATCAAAAATACCTTCTACTAAAATTATTGTTCCTTCTATAATATCTGGCATAGCAGGAAACAAAGGCATTTTACTACCACGAGGATGTATCATATACTTCGGTATAATATTACTATTTAGTCCTCTTCCTAAAAAGACTCTAGTTTTTCCAGACATATCTTTTATAGGAAACACAAGCCTGCCTGCATACTCTTTTTGAACGTGAGTAAAGGCTTCATACTTAGCAAGTGTTTCTGCAGAGATACCGCGAAAACTTCCCACGAAAGGCATAGCTTTTGCAGGCATCTTTAGTCCTACATTTTCTGCTCTAGTCTCAGTAATTTTAGAACGTAGTCTATGTAATCTGACTTCTTTTGCACTCTGAACTTTGCCGAAATGTGTAAAGATATTACCGCGAAAACCACAACTAAAGCAGTGCATAACGCCCGTAACCTTATCTACACGAAGAGAAGGATTATGGTCATCATGGTCTGGATTTAAACACTTGATCTGAAAGTCTTGTCCAGATACAGTGTATACCAGCTTTTCTTTATTTAAAAGTTCTATTACATCCATTTATATATTATCTCAAATTTTAAGAAAAATGTCAAGATTTAATTATGGGAAAGATAGAAGCAATCACCTCTGCTACTGCTAATGCAATTTCTGAGTGCTCTAGTTGAGTGCCGTTTTCTTTTCTTAATTCAACATAATGAACCCAGCTTCTTAATGTACCATTCACATAAAGCCTACTTACTGTATTTCCTTCAGGCAGTATTGCTCTTGCTTGTTCTTTAGCTATACCGTTTTTAATAGCCCACTCGTAAGCCTCTGTTGCAGTTTCTATTACTACTTCCTGCTTCCAAGCCCATTCTTCACGTAATTTTGCATCTTCTGTAGGAATACTATTTTGTCTGTTCTTAGGATCTTGTAGTCTTGCTTCCCGTATCTCAAACTGTAAGTCTTTTGTAGGATCTGCGTATCTTTGAGAAAACTCTTGAAAAGCAAAACTTCTATGTCTTAGTATCTGACGTGCAATATCACGAGTTGTTTCAATCTCTAAACACGCACTTACCATTTCTAAAGGAGACCAGTGTTTGTGTTTGATTAAATACTTTACTAATTTTTCACTAGTTTCTTTATTATTTTGGTTTCCAGGATTACTAACTCTAGCACAATAAGCTACCAAATCTAATGCTGATTCATTGTAGTCAGGCGCTTGACTGTGACTAATTAATTTAACTTTCATTTTTATTTTCCTTTTTTATATGCCGGTACAACTATCTAACATATATGTGACTATTACTAGTATAAGAAAGCAAAGCCAAACTTTTCCTTCACTCATCTGTATTACTCCAAGATATTATAGTGTCTTTTTGTATATCTTCCCATTTTTGTCGATCTATATCCCACATAACTAACTTATCGTTATTAGGATTTTGTATTAGCAGATAGTCCTGATCTTGCAGTGTCCCTCTAATCTTTTTTGTATTTCCAGATATTAAACTGGTGTATTCAATAGTTACTATGCCTTTGCTTAAAGCTTCAATTATATTAATCATCAATCTCCATCTCTTCTTTTAGCTTGGCCTTTTCCATAGGATTAAGAGCAGACCTTGGCCCAATTTTGAGAGTGTCCCATGCCATTTCACTTGTGAAACTATCCATAGATCCATTACGCATTTTCTTACAATCAAATGTTATACATGAGTCTACTTCCGTCCATGTTTCCAGTGCAAAAGCAGCATCAGCCGCATCAAGGATGCCTTTTGCGAAGCGTGCTTCGCCAGTTGCATCGGTTTGGTAAGGAGAAAAGATGAGCACACCGTAATCTTGTGCATACTGTTTCAATGCCTTACTAACTTCGATTTGCTCTGTCCAATCATACTGACCATTACGTCCTGGAGTACTTGAACGTTTGACTTGGTTTAAATAGTCAACTATTACTACTTTTATATCCGATACCGATATCTTATGCTCTATTTCAGATTTGATCTTCGCTAGAGTAAGAGAAGGTTCATATACTATATCCATTTGTGTAGGTCTTAATTCTAACTTAGTAACATCTTGTTGAAACTTATCAAAATCTCTTGTCTCTAAGTAACGATTCAGCGTTTCCTCGCTCCCTTCGAACCTTCCAGCTTGAAACTTAGCGAGTATATCGTATTCTATATCCGATATCATTCTCTCATTTATCCTCTTTAGAGGAATACCTGTAGCGGTAGAAACCATTCGTCTGAATACTTGTTCTTTAGTCATTTCTATTGTAAAATATAAAGAACTCGCATCGTTTAAGTACTGATTTACTGCAATATTTGTACAGGTAAAAGATTTACCAGCACCTCTTCTACCTCCAAGAAGTATAAGATCCTGTTTGGTAAATCGCATTCCTTGGTCGTATTCATCATTCAGACCTAAAGGAATATAACTTTGAATATCTTCTTCTGTTGCTAAAATAGATATTTTTTGCATACTAACAGATTCAGTATCCAAATCAACTTTATTTCTTAGAGTAAGAACTATCTCTTCCATAGCTTCTATATTCTCTTCGGCACGAGACATTGCTACAGAGTTATCCAAATACTTATCTATTTCATCAAGTATTTCTCCTTGAGTGTATTCATTTTTTAGATACTCAAGAAGAAGGTAGGGTTCCGATTCTATGTCTAAAGATTTTAAGGCTGTTACTTTTTCTTTTACTTCCCTACTGGGTACACTAAGTAGTAAATCATCAAAAGTAGGTAAAGCGTTTTCCAGCTCAAAATGTTTAGAGATAGCACGGTAAATACTATGATATTCTTTGGGTAAATAATGAAGTTGCAGGTTCCCCCAGGTTTCTAAATCCTGTTCGGTAATAACAGAGCTGAGTAGGGCTGAGGCAATATTCATCTAATATTCTTACGTTTTTTGAAGCCAAAGAAAGGCGGACACCGCTAAGTATCCGCCTATCAATTGAATCAAAAGACTCTTAACCTGCTGCTTTTTCTTTTTTAGCGGCTCCGTCGTAGTCTTGTGCGATGAGACCTCGTCGAGTAAGCATAGTTTTAACACCACGCTCGGTTTTACCAATCTCTTCTGCGATTTCCTCTACCGTCATATCGGAAATATCACCAAGCTCAGTCAACGGATCGACTGTATTAGCAGATTTAGTCTCCCTCTGAGGAGGGATAGCTTCAATCTCTCCTGTGCGCAGGAAGGACAATGCTTTTCCGCGAATAGAATTAACAGGCCTTTCAAGGGCGTCTGCGATGTCTTCTACAAAAGCACCGTCATTTACCATTTCCAAGAACGTAGCTTCTTCGTCTTCACTGTAAGTACGAACGCTAACAGGCTTCTCAGCCGGCTTTACATGGTCAGTGAGTTCCATGGAAAGAATTTTTCCTTGGATTGATTTTGCACTATACTTTCCGCTAGCGAAAGTTTCTGCAATTTCTGCATAAGTATATATGCCAGAGTTGTCCTCAACAAAAGAGGCTAAAGTAGCTTCTTCTTTTTCAGAAAAGGTACGAGTGCTGGCTGCGGAGGCCAATTCCACTTCGTATCCCATTTTCCTCAGTTTTGAGGAAACTGAACGAGAACTTGTTTCAAGCGATTCTGCAGCGTCTGCAACGGTAGCTTGAGATACCGGGCTTTCGTCACCGACAAAGCTGGTTAGCTGGTCGGTACGATCTTCAGTCCACTTAGGTACTGCCATATCAAATCTCCAAAATATTTGTTACTATTTTTATTCCCATTGCCTCTGCTTTTTTAGTTTTGCTTGAAGCAATTCCACTTTCATTAACTAAGACTTGCGTCTTTTTAGTTATGTTATCTTTCAACACAAAGCCTTTTTCAGCTAAGAACGGTTCTGCTTCTTTCTTGGTTTTAAAAGAAGCTAGCTTACCAGATATTACAACCTCTACCATATTATGACTAAGGTTTGTTGTTACCTTCCAAGAGAAAGGCAGTAACTTCCAGTTTGTAGTCCTCTTCCAATTAAGAAGATTTTCCGTTGTTTTTGGTCCGAGTCCTGCTTTATTACAAGTTTCCGTTGTAATCTCATCTATGTGAGATACATACTTACATATCTTCTCTGCAGCAGTCCGGCCAAACAAGGGTATAGAAAATGCTGGGAGCAAGTCTTGTAATCCTGCTCTTTTACTGTATTCTATTTCTGACAGCAGTTTGTCACTAATCAACTTACTACCCAGCTTTAACTCTACAAAATCTTTATCTATGGTATAAATTTCGTCAAGAGACTGTAGCCCTAACTTAGCTATTGTTTTTGGTCCCAAACCTTTTATTCGTAAGGAACTAGCAAAGTGTTGTATAATCTTGTCACCTTTTGCACCACAGCTAGAATTGATACAATACAGCATATCGTTTCTCCACTCAACCTCTCCCAAACAACTTGGACATTGTGTAGGTGGAGTTATTTCTTTTAGCATGTGGTTCTTTCCCAAAGTGAGTATATATTATAACAAAAGTAATCAATAAAAGTCAAGATTTATTTTTTCACACGTCCGGTAATTCTAGGAATTATATCTCCCGATCTAATCACACTTACCTGACATCCGATTTCTAGATCCAAACTTTCGATGTATTTCATGTTATGTAACGTAGCTCTACTTATAGTAGCGCCATCTATTTCTATAGGCTCTAGTATTGCTACAGGAGATATTACTCCTGATTTTCCTACTTGCCATTCAACGTCTGTAAGGGTTGTTTCTACAGCTTCCTTTCTGACTTTATACGCAAAAGCCCCTCTAGGATGGTGCGCTGTATACCCCAACTTCTCAAAAATTTTGTTAGAGTCTAGCCTCCAAACTATACCGTCTTGAGGAAACTCATTCCAGTCCCTATCCAGAACAGTGCTAAATCGTAGACCTTGTAATTTTGTCATATCTCCAGCATAGCTGTTAGATAAGTAAGGCATAACACCGTGTGCGACAAAGGTCAAGTCACGAGAGAGAAACTCGTTTATATCCTTCAGGTTCAAAGCACCTGCAGCATAATTACGAGCATTGGGTATTGTTTTGGGAGAGACAATCTCTCCCGTGACTTGAATTTCTTTGTCTGTTATAGGCACTGTTTTAGGTACTAGAAAGCATACTGGAGAAAGAAACTTAGAAGTAATATCTATACCTTCTTTTCCATCTCCGCGTGTTAGTACTCTTTCTAATACTCCCTGTTTATACTGTAAAGCTACTGATGCTCCATCAAGTTTTGGAGTAGTCAAAACACTTTTATCAGAATAAGAAGCTAGAGGGTGCTCTCCCGAGTCTGAGAAGTGCTTTTGTAAGCTATACATTCGATACATATGCTTAACTCTAGCACCATCAAGATTATATCCTACTTTATTCCAGTCATGCTCTTCTGCCAAACGATCAAACTGTTCGTCAGACATAATAGGAGAACCTTCATAATAAGCTTTACTTGCTTTTTCTAGTAGCTCTATAACTTGTGCTTTTAATCTCAAAATGCTTTCCTCAACTTTCTAAAACATATTATCTCAAAAAACAGGGAAATTGTCAAGAACTATTATAAGCTTCGGTAAAAGCATCCTGGAAATGTTCAAGTATCCTATCTCTACTTTCAGCAAGAGACAGGATTTCTACTAATCCGGTAAATAGTTCGTAAGAATTAGTAAGGTCAAGCGGCATTGCTATACCATCTTTTGTAGGTAACCAATCTTCTTCAAAGCTCAAATAATACTTCCTTAAATGTAAATACTCTCTTCCTCTAAACGTATTTACGGTTAATCTTATCTGAAATGCCCCGTCTTCTGAAACATGAACTATTCGGCTAAATTCTTCAGGAGCCTGCCAAATATCCATCAGCGTTCGTTTTTTAGTACTGCAGCGAGAGGAACAATGCTAGTTACTTTTTCAGGTTTCAGTAAGCGGTAAGAATCAGTATCCCAGCAAAAAAGTAAAACACTATCATTACTTTCTTTTGCTCGATTCTTTTTAGCTTGAATATATTTTGGCGAAAAATCTAAAGTACAAACATTATACTTTAGTTTGTTTGAATTAGTACTCCTATAAGTAATTATTGCATCGCCATACTTATTAACAGTATCTATAAAGTCTTGTTTAGTCACGGATTTTAATTCCTAATCAATCCGCATCAACAAGGTGTTAGGTCATTTCTTTGGGTAAGAAAAAACTCGGGGAGTATTTCATCCCCGAGTTCGGACTAGCTTTACTAGCTAGTCATTTATGGAACGGATTACTCCGGCCAGGTACTGAGCTGCTTTTCCAGACAACTTGTCAATAATATCGTTATCAACAGTTTGCCCCGCGTCTGTAATAGCGGCAATCAGTTCTTCTTGCATAGCAGCCTTGCTTACGCGGCCACCGCCAGAGGAACCACCGTTCCCATTAGAAGCTGGAGTCTTCTTAATATATACTCCTGCTTTAGTAAGAATCATACGGACTCCGTTTGGACTTTCGTCTAACTCTTCCGCTATGTCTTTAACAATTTCCATACTAGTCTCAGGAGTCGGGTTTGCCTCCTCGTACATAGAAACTGCTTCTGCTTTTTTATCGTCATCCCACGCCATTTTTATTTCTCCAAAAATGTCTAAATATTATGTCAAAAAATAACCTACATGTCAAGAACTATTTTTAAGTAGCTTCTAAAATAGCTTTGTACTGTATGTCCTCTGCCCTTTCGTCTGTCCACTTGTGCCCACAATCCCAGCACGTCATAGCTGGAACTATGACAGCTATTTGCCTATTGTTATATAGGAATTGTACTATTTCATTCTGTTCCTCGTATTCTACTGAGTTACACTGAGGGCAATTATTCACTTTATATTCCTCCTACCTTTTCCTAGCTAAATTAAGATTTAACTTAAGTTTGCTATTTTCTTCCTGCAATTCTTTGATACGTTGATAAGCTGAATATAACTGTTCATTTAAGTCAGCTACGTTTTTCTTATGAGCTTCTTCTTCAGTCATCCAACATCTCGATTGCGTCTTGTTTCTCTTTTGCATTTGCTAGAATCTCCACTTGAGCATCGATAGCAGCCAAAACGTCTGGGTGCTCTCCAATACCCACTGGGTTTGTGAGATAAATCTCAATATTAGCCCGGGCTTCTGCAATGATGCCGTCATACTTAGACACCAAAGCATCCAAAATCAAATCTCTATCAACAGCCATTATTCTTTTCCCATTAATCCATTTATAAAATTAGTTAAAAACGCTTCTCTATTCCACAGAATTAGAAGGTTAAAAACTCCAAGTATTATACAACCGATAAAAAACAATATTCCTGCAAAGAATATTGTATACCAGCTTCTTAGTACAACATTACTATTATCATGCAAGCGAAGGTACTTCAGCGCAGGCATGAAAATAGCCGTAAAAGTCACTACAGCTCCTGACAAAGCAAAAGCCGCGTAAAAAATCATCATTTCCTCTAAATTCATACATCGTCCTTATTACTAAGATTGCCAAGGCACTCCGTTCTCTTTTTGAGGGTTTTTTGATTCAGCTATCTGTGCCGCAACAGCGGTCTCTACGTTAGAAACAACATTTGCTCCTAATATTGTTTTTGCCCAGCCAATTACTATGTCTTTAGTAACATCAGCATAAGCAATAAACTTTTTTAGGTCATTAACAGGTAGACTTTCTACTCCATAAACTCTACCCACATGATCTCCTACTACTTCATAACACTCCCAGTGGATAGCATTTATAACATCAGATTTATCTCCAAAGGTTCTATGTCTTTCTAAGTTAGTTATATCCCAAGTTACGGCCATTTTACTTCTCCTTAAGCCCTTAATCTTTGTTCTATATTTACACCATAGTTTACAAGATGTTTCAGGCTTCCCAGTTCGTAAGCTAACTGATGTGCGTTGAACCCTAAAGGTCTTGTTCCAGCCCACCAATTTGCATACATACCTTCTTTCCACTCTACCATTTCGTACACATATACCTCGTAGCATTTTGCTCCGTACTTCGATACATAATCCATCCTGGTATCTTCTTTTGTAACTATTGCTGCAGAGTTATAAAATACACTCCACACTATTTCATTTTCTGAAAATTCTTCGGACACGCACTGTTCAGGAAGCATATATGTTCCTGCTTTTTCTTCGTCTTTAGAAAGTTTCTGAGGAACACCCACTCGCTCTATTATGTTTTTAACAAAAGAGGGAGAGCGAAACATATAAGAAGCAATTTCAGAAACTGGACTACCCGCTAGGTAGCCTTCAATAGCTGTTATTATTTCATGTTTGCTTGCAGGTTTTCCTCTGTTTTCTGCTTTTCTTTTATCCCTATAGGCTTTTTTATCTATGTACTCTTCTATAATAGTACTAAGCCTTTTAGTATTATAACTAATGTTTAATATAGCACATGCTTCCTTTTTAGTAATCGGACTTTCTGCATCAAGCAGCTCTATTACATGCTGTATATTAGAATTAGTTAGTTTTTCGTGTGCTTTCTTTTTTACGCCTCTAGGCACGAGGATCTTCTCCAATACTTCTACGCAGATACCATATAGCTTTTCTTATGTCTTCTTCTTCCTTTCCCTTTAGGTGGGCTCTCCAAACATACTTAAACGCATTGATTCTGCAATAATCTTGTACCTCATCTTCTCCAAACGCAGCAGCCATAGCATCTATACACTCAATAGAGTCATCCCTGCTATAGTGCTCAGGAAGATTTACAGGATCATAAATGTCTGTTGTCAATATCCCCTCCTTTTAGTTTGAATTTCTGTAAAATTTCTTCAGTCTGTTTTGCAATTTCTAGCTGTTGAGCATTAAGGGCTTTTTTCTGTTCTTCTACTGTGGGGTATTTCCACCACCAAATTATATCACCCATATCTGTTATCTCCTTAGCCATTGGTATGGCAAAATTTATTACCCAAAAGTAACAAACCCAACCGTAACCAAGTACGGCAAGTATAGAAAGTAAATTATATATCACCCTCTTGTCTGTTTTCGGACCGAAATGCTTCGAATCCGCCTGGGTATCTTGCTTCTAATTTTCGAATGTTTTCTCGAATTACTTCTTCTGGAGTCACATTTAATGCATAAACAGCCTGCATCCAATACCACATGATGTCTCCTAGTTCTCGAACTGCATGAAAATGTGTAGATTCACCCATTTCTTTTCCTTGGAAAACACACTTCTTTATGATCTCTGAGAACTCGCCGGTTTCGGCCGGAAGGCCGACAGCTGCGGTAAGTAGTTGAGGCCAATTTACCTCTGGCTCATCAATTCTTCTATGGGAAAGACCCGCCATACGATCCATAAACTTAGTATGTCTTAGAGTTTCTTCGGAAGTTACCGATATTACAAAGTCACGATATTCTTCTAAATCAATACTCATTTGCTTCTCCTCAATTTTCAAAAAGTATTATCTCAAAAATCAAGAATTTTGTCAAGAAGTATTTTTAGCGAAACATGATCCATAACAAGATAAAAAATCCTATTAAAAATATAGAGGAGTGTTTAGGATCTGTCTTTATTGCCTGCCAAAGAGTGAGGTCCTCTTCGTCTTCTTCATTCATCGAAACCAACCTACTAGGGAATGACGCGCTCCAGCGGTCACGGGAGTGACTTGATGCCAGAGTTCTGATTTAAATATTA